ATTAACTCTGTTTATTGGGCATTGTCAATACTCCCGAAGTCTTTTACAATAAAAACGAGGAAAATATTTGCCTATCCCTTGAAATCCTTGAGTTTACTACATTTATTGTCTCTACAAGCGCTAAAAACACTCTTCGTTTTTCCAGTTATTGACGAAATAAGCACCTAATAAGCACCAAAATCATCAAAGATTTTAGAAGCTTCTGCATCCATACTAGGGATGAAATGTGTATAGTTATCCAGCGTCACGACAACGGAACTATGTCCCAGCCTCTTGCTCACTATTTTAATGCTGACACCTTTTGAAAGAAGGTATGTAGCATGGTAATGTCGTAGTGAGTGCAGTGAACAATCTTCCGGAAAATGAAGTAGCCTCATTAGTTTTTTCGCTGACATTGTAAAGTAGCCTAACCAACTATGACAAGAAATATTTCCGCAGTCAAATACATACTCGCTTTTAGATGTATCTTCCAACGCACATAAGTTTTCTATCGTCTTTTTCGGTATATGAATTGTCCGATAACTTGCCTTTGTTTTTAGAGGCTCGTTGCGCCCTGCGTTCGTAACTTGTCGATTAACAGAAATCTTATTATTTTTCTTGTCTATGTCACTCCATTTTAGTCCCAACATTTCTCCACGGCGCAATCCCGAGGTCACCGCAAGCAGAAAGAACGCATACATCATTTTGTCTCTCTGCATAGGCCACTCTCTCACTTGTATTAGCCTCAACAAATCCTTTATCTGCTCTTCCGTCGGAAGCTGTGAATCCACTTTTCTCTTATTTTTTCCTATCTTCATCACACCTACCATTGGAGATTTTATTATCGTCCCATCACAAACAGCTTCTCTAAAGATAGCGCCAAGTGCTGTTTTGATTAAATGAAGTGTTGACTTCGCCACAGGTAATGTTTTTAAGTGTTCCGTTATCATATCTGATGAAATCTTTGACATGATAAAAATATCCAGTGGTTTACAATACCCCAAGATACTTTTGTAAGAGATATGCGTATTCATCGCTATAGATATGCTCTTATTATCTAACCACTTCTGCTTGTATTCACCAAAGGAAATCTGCTTCATCTCCGTGGATATTTCACCAATATTGAATTTATGGCGCAACGTAGCTGCCTTATCCAACACCTCTTGCCGAGAACTTCCAGTGACGGACTTTCTCTTTTGTTTTCCATCTAGTCCTACCCCTATGGTAAAAGTCATCTTATATTTACCATTAGGCATGACAGTGACCGAGCCTTCCCCTTTGTTCCTTCTTTGTTGCTTTGTTTTTCTCATGGTATCTGACCTCCAAATTTGCAAAATATTTTCGTGAGCATATATATAAACGCGCGGGCACTGAAATCCCCCGTGCGCCCCTGTCCGCGTCTGTGCGTGCGCGTGCTGTCACTTGAAGCCTCACGCCCAGCCTCTCTATACATGCAGGGGAAACCTCATAATGTAGCATAAAGACAGAACCCGCACCATCACTAAGCTAGTGCCTTATCGGTGCTTATCGTGGTGCTTATCGCTATCATACGTCCTACGTCAAGTGACACTCCTGGCTCCGTGTGCTCGAAAAGATGAATCAAATTGTCTATAAGGCAGCTTGCGTATGCTTAGATTTATCTTTGATTTTACTTTAGTTAGTTAAAGTGCTAAAATATAGCAGTAGTGACTTGTTGCGGAATATAGGACGAGATGGGGCCTTTTTGTATCTATTCGTTTTCGCAGTATGTCTTTTAGGTATGGTTAGTATAACTTAAAGGAATACTCTGTGTATCTATCTGAATCAATCTGTTAGAGCCGCTTCACCGACGCTTAAAGTCTACTTCAAACCACTCGAAGGAACATCAAGACCATCCAAAGGAAACATCATGACCGCTTAAAGCATATACATCCGGCTGCCGTGCCTTGTGTTGATACTTGAAGTAAACTTATGGTATACTTGAAAAATAATTATTATACTTGAAGTGAATGAAAGGAATTTTGAAATGTATAGATTATTAGCTGGCACTAGTGGACTTGTGTATATAATCGGTCTTTATATCTTTGTTAGTATTATTATTTTAATAATTATCGCCTTATTTTTTCTAGGTTTTTCTGTTTTAGATTTTCTGGCAAAACCACAACTTCTTATCTTATGTCTGATGTCAATATTACTAAACATATACTTATTTAATTGCAAAAAAGACAAAGAAAAAGATGTGTTATACTTAAAAATTATACTTAAAGATGAAGCTATACAAACACCACTTACAAAGGAACATATACAAGAGATTGCATTAAAATGGGCACGATATATTAGAGAACGGAATAACAAGAAAATAGATGATGCAGGTAAAGAATATAGGATTTATACAAATATACAAGCTAGATTGAATAAAATAATGTACCAAGATAAATAATAGACAAAAAATAACCCTACACTTTCAGTAACTCTTATCATTACTTTAAGTGTAGGGTTATTTTTTGTCTATTTGTCTTGATTCATGCTTCTTTTATTCTCATAGTCTTCTATGAAATTTTCAATCCATTTCCTTAACAAAGCAGAAGCATTTATACTTTGTTCTTCGCATATACTCATGAATTTATTCCTAAAAGATTCAGTTACGCGAAGCCCTATTCTTACTTCTTTTTCCATTTTTATACACCTCCTTATATAATCTCACTCATTATAACATGTATGCACATGGATTGTCACGGAAAAACTTTTTTCAAAAATGGCTTGACATGGGATAACACGGTATGCTAAGATAAAGGTGTCGAGGGAAACCACGACAAAAATTTTTAGTCTGTGTTGGGATAACACGGACTAACAAGGAAAGGAGGCTTGCACATGAAGCGTTCTCGAAAGGAACGCGGCACGAAAGAAAAGGAGTTACAAAAGAAACTCCTATATCTGCAAATCCTGCTTGTGATAGTGCAGATAATCAGGGAGATTCTTAGGTAACTCCGAGTGCCAAAAGGTAACAGGAGGGTACAGCCTAGCAAGCTCCTCCTGTTACCTACTTTCAAGAATCATTATACCACATAGAAACGGAGGTGACAACATGAGCACGACAACAAAGCTGCAAATCGCTTGCGTCGTCCTGCAAGCCATCGCGCTGGCTATCCTGCTCGTCAAGTAGAAACCAGCAAGAAAAAAAAACTTGAGATTTTCGCACATCAAGAAAATTCAGCTGATATATTACGGAGGTATGCAAAATGAAAGTACGAGTTTCCCAGAAGAGCATCAAAGAAGCGTTCAGCTACATCATTCCGATTGGTTACTGCCAGGCCTACAACATGCTCGCGCATCGCAACCCCAACTTCTACACGGCTGGCATGTACGGCTGGAACTCCGACATCTACGTTATTGACAACAATACCGTCATCGTGACGGGCTACCGCACCTTTGGCACCATCAAGCCCCGCTATTCGCTCGTTGAGAAGTACGAGCAGCGTGCCGCTGAAGGCGACAAAACGGCGCTTGAAGACTTCCTGAAGGAAGTACTCGCTGACTAACCCGCTCGCCTCGTACTCTGCAAGTGCTCCTATAGATGCTATAGGGGCACCATGGAGGGTATGAAGTCCCCGAGAAGATAAATCAAACGTCCATGATAGAAGAAGCACTAATCATGGCATGTAAACCACAGGAGGTAAATATCATGAAAACCATCACCGTACCTGCCAAACTCATCACGGCATACAAAGAACGTATCAAGGCACTTGAAGAGCTTGTAGCGGCTCACGAAAACCATAACAAGCACCTTGAAGAATCACGGAACGTATGGCGCACTGAAACCATCGAGCTTTGCAAGCAGCTCAAAGAGGCCGAAGCTGAAAAGGAAGTATGGAAGGCTCTGTACAGCCTCAGCAATTAAGAAGCCTTGTGTCTTGCAAGTGCTCCTGTAAACTCTACAGGGGCACCATGGAGGACACAAAAAGCACAGCGCAACCGCACCTCCTCCATCGCAACATAGTACCTTGATAATTTCATACTAATTTACTATGAATTTTATCGAACACGATGAAACAAGCTATTGTTTGTAATTGTCGCACGTTTAAGAGAAAGGAGCGCCATCGCGTCCACAGAAAGGAGAATGATACTCTTTGGAAACCACAACCCAAGAAGAACAATGCCTGGCAACGCACGGCAACATGTACCTTGCGCAACTCACGCTCGAAGAAAACAGCAAACGAGCCGCCGAAGACCTTCTCAAAGCCTCCATGGAAAAAGCCAAGCAAGACGGCACCGCCGCCGATACGACACTGGGCAAAAAGCTGACCGACCTTGCATGGCAGACATGCCGCGAAAACGTCAAAGCCCTCATCGACATCGCCATCAAGCCAAAACGCGGCGTAGTTGGCGGGCACACCGCCCTACTTAAACAGCTCATCGACATCTACGACGACGCACCCGACGACCTTGCGCACCTCCTGACCCTCGCAAGCCTCGCCGAAGCCCTCAACGCCTGCTTCCGGCAGCGCGACAGCATCAGCCACATCGGCGATAAAATCATGAGCGCCGTTCTCGATGAAGCTTCCATCCATGCCTACATGAAAGACAAAACAAAGAAAGAAGCGCAAAAATTCAACAAACTTCTGGACGAGCGCGTTCAGCTCTCCTATCGCCAAAAATTTGCGCGCAACTGGATTCAGAAAAACGGCGCAACCTACATCAAATGGAGCGCCAAAGAACGCGCCACCCTCGGCGCAAAACTCGTCGAAGCCATCGTCAAAGGTAGCGACTACTTTTGTCTCAAAGAACACGACGTCAACGGCAAATACGTCGCCTGCCTGGAACCAAAAGAATGGCTCGTCGAAACATGGCGCAAAAATGTAGACCTCCTGGCCAACTACTCCTACCACTTCATACCCACCATCATCCCACCGAAAACATGGGAAGAACCATACAACGGCGGCTACTACGGAGCCTACCAGCGCTTCGGCAGCCTTATCCGTATGCACGACGGCGGCGCCAACACCAGCAACAAATTCATTCGCGACTACAAAGCACGCCTCGCCCAAGTCGACCTCACACAAATCTACAGCGTGCTTAACGCACTGCAAGACACGCCCTTCATCGTCAACCGCGACATGCTCGCCATCATCCATGCCATCATGGACACAGGCGGCGGCCTCGGACTGCCGAGACTAGAACCAGAAGCCAAACTCCCCGACCTGCCCGAACCCTACACCGAAGAAGAACTCAAAGACCACAAAAGAAAGCAAGTCACCATCATCAAGCGCAACACCGCAAGAGCAAGCAAAACCCTGCGCCTGCTCGCCACCGTAGCAGCCGCCGACAAATTCAAAGAATACGAAAAAATCTACTTCCCGTGGAACATGGACTATCGCGGACGATGCTACCCGATACCCAACTCCCTCTCTCCCCAAGGTGACGACGTAGCCAAATCCCTGCTCCTCTTCGCCGACCCCAAGCCCTGCACAAGCGACGACGACCTCCAATGGCTCGCCATCCACGGCGCAAACCAGGCAGGACAAGACAAAATCCCCCTGCAAGAACGCGCCGCATGGATAAAAGCACACGAAGAACAAATCATCCACAGTGCAAACGACCCACTAGGCTACACATGGTGGCACGACGTCGCCCAAAACGACTACCCGCTCGAATTTCTGGCCTTCTGCATCGAATGGCAAAAAGCCCGCGCCTTTTCTCTTACACATGGGACATTAAAAGGTTTTAAGACAGGCTTACCCATCGCCTTCGACGGCTCCTGCTCAGGCCTGCAGCACTTCTCGGGACTTCTCAGAGACGAAATTGGCGGCCGTGCCGTCAACCTCACGCCAAGCCCCACCGTGCAGGACATCTACACCATCGTCGCAGAAAAAGTCAACCTCGTCCTGCGAAAAGACGCACAAGAAGGCACCCCCGACGACGTAAAACGCGACGCAGCAGGCGAACCCGCCAAAGACAAACAGGGCAGCACCATCCCCATCTACGGCAGCAAATACCTTGCCCAAACCTGGCTCACCTTCGCCCGCGACAAATACGGCACCGACGGCATCCCACGCAAGGTATGCAAACGCTCCGTCATGACGCTCGCCTATGGCTCCGGGCAATACGGCTTCAAAGAAAACCTTCTCGCCGACATCATCAAACCCTACATCTACGACCACCCAGACCAAAGCACCTTCCTCGACAACACCCACAACACCCAAGCCGCCACCTACATGGCAGCGCTCATCTGGCAAGCCGTAGCAAACACCGTCGTCAAAGCCGTCGAAGGTATGAAATGGCTGCAAAAAGTCGCCAAAGCCATCACCAAAGAAAGAAACGTCGTCACATGGACGACCCCGAACGGCCTCCCCGTCCAACAAAACTACACCGAAGTCAACCTGCACGCCTTTGAAATGCGCGTCGCCAAACACAAAAAACGCTTCTACTACCTCGACAACCAAGGCAACATCGACAAACGTCGGCAGGCAAACGGCATCAGCCCCAACTTCATCCACAGCATGGACGCCGCCCACCTCCAAAGAGTAGTAGCCGCATCCCATCGGCGAGGCAACAAAAACTTCGCCATGATACACGACTCCTTCGGCACCGACCTCGCGCACGCCGGAGAACTCTTCAAAATTACGAGGGAAGAATTTGTCAACCTCTATGAACAACAAGATTACTTTCAGAATTTTCTGGAAGATATAGCCTATCTGCTGGACGAAAAGACTAAAAAAGCCCTCGAAGAAAGCAAGCCCAGCTTTGGCAATCTGAACATCAAGGAGGTGATGCAATCCGACTTCTGCTTTGCCTAGCCGCACTGCAGGAGAGGAAAACAAACAAAACAGCCGCCGCAGTCAGCCATCGAAGATACTTTAGCACACTAAAGGAATCAAACAAAAAGGAGAAATGACACCATGGAAACAAAAGCCATCAGCAACATCCACATCGAGCAGAACACGGACGGACAGCTCGTCGTATCGAGCCGGCAGGTCGCGGAGCACTTCGAGAAACGTCACGCAGACGTTCTTGCAGGCATCGAGAATATCAAAACGGAAAATTCCGCTGTGACCCCTATGTTCTGCGAAACGACTTATACGGCAGGTACGGGGAAGGCTTACAAGGAATACCTGATGAACCGCGACGGCTTCATGCTCCTCGCCATGGGCTTCACGGGGAAGAAAGCCCTCGAATGGAAAATCAAGTATATTCAAGCCTTCAACGCCATGGAAAAAGCGCTCAAGCAGCACTCGCCGAGCTACCTGCTCGAAGACCCCATCGAGCGAGCCAAGCGCTGGATAGAAGAACAGCAAGAAAAGAAGCTCGCCCTCGCCGCCCTCGAAGAAAGCAAGCCCAAAGTCGAAACCTACGACGCACTCGTCAGCAACGAAGGCTATGTAGGCCTGCGGGAAATGGCGAAAATGCTCGGCTATCCCGTCAACAAAATGGGCGCCTACGTCTGCGAAATCGGCATGTGCTACAGGCAAGGCCGCATCTACTACCCCTACGCCCAATTCAACAACAGCGGCTTGTGCGTCGGCAAGTGGCACAAAGCCAAGTGGACGAGCAAAGGCGGCATGAAGACCGTATGGAGCCTCAAAGGCGTCGAATACGTCCGAAAGTCGTTGGAGCGCATCGGCTTCTACAACAAAAGCAAGAAAGAGTAAACAATAAAGAATAAGCAAACAAGCAGGAGCGTGCCAAACGACGGTACGCCCCTATATTTTCCCTAAATACCCATTGACTTATAGAACTATTTTCTCAGGAATTTTAATTGCCGCACGTTTAAGAGAAAGGAGCGCCAAAAGACCTCGTAAAGAAACAAAAAGAACCCAAAAGAAAACCTAAAGCAACAACAAGAAAAAACAAGACCATAGCTTATAACATCTTACATCTACCTAAAAAGAAAAAAGAACAAAGAGCATCTAGTTTTATATAAGCCTTATATATAAATATTATTTATAAAAGATTTATATAAGCCAGATGCTCTTTGTTTGTCTTCCCCTTCAAGACCCCTTGAAGCAACTTTAAGGAACCACAAACCCTGAAAGGAGAACCCCAAAACCATGCCCACACGACCCCCTGCCCGCAAAAGCGCCCTCACCATCCCCTGCCAAAAGCTCGTCCCCTGGGCGCATCTCCCCGAGCGGAAAAGTGCAGGCGCCGCAGGCTACGACCTCACCCTCGCCGCCGACTGCACCATCCCCAACACCAACGTACAGCAAGAAGCCGTCATCGCCCACACAGGCATCGCCCTCGCCATCCCCTGCGGCTACCACGGCAAAATCTTCCTGCGCTCCTCGCAAGGCCTCAAAACCAAAGTGCGCCTCGCCAACGGCACAGGCATCATCGACAGTGACTATCGCGGAGAAATCTGCCTGCTCCTCGAAAACAACGCCCGCCAGACCATCCACCTCGCCAAAGGAGAACGCATCGCCCAACTCCTCATCGAGCCGAACACCGACCTTGCCATCATTGATGCCGAAACCCTCCCCTCCACCGAACGCGGCACAAAAGGCTTCGGCAGCACAGGAAAGGACTAGCCCATGCACAGCACCGCCCACTACGAAAGCACCCATCAGCCCATCGAAACCATGCAGGCGAACCTAACCCCCGCCGAATTTCTCGGCTACCTGCGCGGCAATATCATCAAATACGCCTGCCGCCTCGGCAAAAAAGGCGATGCCCTCACCGACGCCGAAAAAATCCGCCGCTACGCCGACTGGCTCGTCCAAGTCCTCCACGGCGAAACCATCGACCCGCGAAAATAAAGGCCTCGCGGCACATAAAGACACAAAAGTGCGCCCCAGAAGCACAGCAACCTCTCAGCCCTTGAAAACACTGGGCTGGCGGCTAATTGGCGCACGTTTAAGAGAAAAGAACGCCAACCCGAAAGGAGCACCCACCCATGGCAATCAAATTCAAAACCATCACCACCCCCACAGGCGAAGCCCTCTTCTGCCACACCAAAGCCACCGAAACCTTCGACGGCAAAGACACAGGCAAGTACACCCTCCTCCTCAAACTCACCGAAGCCGAAAGCCAGGAACTCCTCGACGCCATCCACGCCGAATGGGAAACCGCCAAAAGCGCCGAATTTGCCGACAAGAAATGCACCGGCGACATGAGCGACGGCCTGCGCGTCTACAAAGAAGAACCCCTCTTCAAATTCTCCTGCAACGCCAGCTACAAGAACAAGCACGGCGAAGAAACCTCCGTCACCATCCCCATCTTCGACACCGCAGGAAAAGAAATCAGCGCCCAGCTCGGCGAAATCGGCAACGGCTCCAAAATCAAAGTCGCCGCCAAACTCGTCCCCTACCACATGAGTGCCAAAAACTACGGCATCAGCCTGCGCCTCACCGCCATCCAGCTCATCGACTACGTCCCCTACGGCAGCGGCACCGCCGAATCCTTCGGCTTCGACACCGACGGCAAAGGCTACACCGCCGAAGAAGAAGACGACAACCCCTTCTACGACAGCGGCAAAGGCGAGACGGCAGAAGACGACGGCAGCGACTTTTGACATGGCTCAAAGGCGGTAAATACACCTATAAAAAACCCAGCGGGCACCGCTCGGGGCTGGAAGACCATATTGCAGCGCAAATCCAAACCACCGAGAAAAAAGAAGTGTACGAGCAATACACCATCCCCTACACCGTGCCCGCCAGCACCCATGCCTACACCCCCGACTTCGTCCTCGCCAACGGCATCATCATCGAAGCCAAAGGCATCTTCGACACCCAAGACCGCCAAAAACACCTCCTCATCAAAAAGCAATATCCCCACCTCGACATCCGCTTCGTCTTCTCCAACCCCCGTCAAAAAATCAACAAAGGCTCCAAGACCACCTACGCCGCCTGGTGCGAAAAGCACGGCTACACCTACGCCGCCCGCCTCATCCCCCACGCCTGGTTCCAAGAGCCGCCCAAGCCCACCCAAGGGCTTATCCCCAAAACAAAAAAGAAAGGAGCCACCCCCTCGTGATAACCTTCAAACAGCGCGAAAGGACGGATGCCATACGACTTGACTACCACCCCGAATACAAAGACAAGCCCCTCGCTCAAATCCTCAAAGACCAAAGAGGAAAAGGCAGCTTCCACCTCGGCTACCACTACATCCTGCGCACCGACGGCACCCTCGAAAAAGGCATCGACGACCGCCTCTACGCCCACCACGCCCTAGAAGGCGCCGACACCAGCATCTACGTCCTCGTCACGAGCGACCGCCTCAGCGACATGGCGCACATCGCCCTCGACGAACTCGCCGCCCACCTCAAACTCCCCATCAAGGAGTGACAAACCGTGTCCATCCAAAAAGCCCACCTGCCCTGCCCCGACTGCGGCAGCAGCGACGGCCTCACCTGCTACGACGACCACACCTACTGCTTCGTCTGCGAAAAATGGACGCCCCTCGAACCCCGCAGAAAGGAGGCACGCATGGCAAAAGACCTCATCCCCCTCGCCGACATGACCTACAGCGCCCTAAAAGCGCGAGGCATACGCGAAGACACCTGCCGCAAATACAAATACACCCTCACCCGCGACAAACACGGCAACCCCCTCCAAGTCGCCAACTACTGCGATAAAGACGGCAACCCCCTCTTCCAGAAAACGCGCGACAAAGAAAAAAACTTCGCCGTCCTCGGCAAAAAGCACCACATCTTCTACGGCCAGCACCTCTTCAAAGGCGGTGGCAGAAAACTCGTCATCACCGAAGGAGAAATCGACTGCCTCACCGTCAGCCAGGCACAAGACAACAAATACCCCGTCGTCAGCCTCCCCTTCGGCTGCCAATCTGCCGCCAACATCTTCAAAGCCCAGCTCGACTGGCTCTCCGGCTTCGATGAAGTCATCATCTTCTTCGACGAAGACGAAGCAGGAAGACGCGCCCGCAAGAAAATCGGCGGCATCCTCCCCCCGGGGAAACTCAAAATCGCGCACCTCCCCCTGAAAGACCCCAACGAATGCCTGCTCCAAGGCCACCCCGAATACATCATCCACGCGATATGGCACGCCGAAGCATACCGCCCCGACGGCATCCTCAACGCCAAAAACCTCAAAGAAAAACTCCTCGCCAGCGACGCCGACATCCAAAGCTACCCCTACCCATGGGCAAGCGACCTCACCCGCAAAACCCACGGCATACGAAAAGGCGAAATGCTCCTCCTGACCGCCGGAAGCGGCATCGGCAAATCCACCACCGCCCGCGAACTCGCCTACCACCTTCACCAAAAGCACCACCTCAAAATCGGTATGCTCATGCTCGAAGAAGCCCCGAAGAAAACCCTGCGTGACCTACTGAGCATCCACCTCGAAAAACCCCTCCACCTCGCATGGAACGACAAAACCAAAGCCGAAGCCGAAGCCGCCTATGATGAAGTCTTCGGCGACGGCGGCATCCTCCTCTACGACCACTTTGGCAGCATGGAAGCCGACAACCTCCTCGAAAAAATCCGCTACATGATAATCGCCGAAGCCTGCGACATCGTCATCCTCGACCACATCACCATCGCCGTCACCGCCATCGAAGACCGCAAACTCGACGAACGCTCCACCATCGACCGCCTCATGACAACCCTGCGCTCCCTCGTAGAAGAAACAGGCGCAGGCCTTATTGTTGTCTCCCACCTCCGAAAAACCGACACCAAAACCTGCCCCTTCGAGCAAGGTGGCGCCATCGGCCTGGACGACCTCAGAGGCAGCGGCTCCCTAAAACAACTCCCCGACACCATCCTCGCCTTAGAGCGTGACCAGCAAGCCGCAGAAGAACAAGACAAAAACACCCTCAAAATCCGCATCCTCAAATGCCGCTTCACAGGCGCCACAGGACTATGCGGCACCCTGCGCTTCAACAAAAGCAAAAACCGCCTCGAAGACATCGACCCCTTAGAAATCCCTGCGCAGAAAGGAAGTGAAGAAGACCCGTGTCCCTTCTAATCCCCCTCGTCTCCCACGGCATCACCCTAAGCGAAATTCCCGACCGCATCGCCCTCTACCTTGAAATCGGCAACTGCCAAAACGACTGCCCCTGCTGCCACAGCCCACACCTGAAAAAGCCCGTCCCCCGCCTCACCCCCATAGAAGAAATCGACGCCCTCGTCGAAAAAGCCATCGGCCAGGGAGCCAATGCCCTCGTCATCATGGGCGGCACCACCAACGGCATCGAAGACCAAGACCTCATCGCCATCTGCAGCCAGCTCGGCATCATCCTCCCCGTCTGCCTCTACTCCGGCAGAGACGACGAAGAACGCGACAAAGCCATCGCCAAAAAAGCCTGCTGCACCTGGCTCAAAACAGGAAGCTACAAAGAAGCCCTCGGCGGCCTCTCCTCCCCTGCGACAAACCAACGCTTCTACTTCCTCGAAAAAAAATGCCTCTTCGACGACTGCGGCGTCTACCTCCACACCGAAATCACCTGGACTGACCAGACACACCTCTTTCAGAAAGGAGCCACATGAACCTCACAAAAGAGCAGACAAAAGACCGCCTCAGCTTCATCGACCGCTACCTCCGCGCCAAAAATGCCGCCACAGGAAGCGAAGTCGACGCCAACGCCAACGTCGCCAAAAAGACGCTCGCCACCATGGAAGCCGAACTCTACAAACCCTTCACCATCGCCCTCAACCGCGCCAAAGTCTGCGAAAAACTCACCTGCATGTTCGGCGAAGCCCAGGCAAACGAATATCTCGGCGACCTCGAAAGCCACCTCATCTACGTCCACGACGAAACCAGCCTCAAACCCTACTGCGCCTCCGTCAGCCTCTACCCCTTCCTCCTGGAAGGCACCAAAAGCATCGGCGGCGTCTCAGGCGCCCCCAAGAACCTCCAAAGCTACTGCGGCGGCTTCGTCAACCTCGTCTACCAGATAGCCGCAGGCTTCGCAGGCGCCGTCGCCACCGTCGAATTTCTCCACATCTTCGACTACTTCGCCCGCAAGACCTACGGCAAACACTACCTGCAAACAAACGCCAAAGAAATCAAGCAGGAACTCCAAGGCGTCGTCTACGCCCTCAACCAGCCCGCCAGCGCACGCGGCGACCAAAGCGTCTTCTGGAACATCAGCGTTCTCGACCACCCCTACATGGAAGAAATGTTCGGTGCCTTCTACTACCCCGACGGCACAAAAGTCGACATAGAAAGCACCATGGCGCTCCAAAAATTCTTCATGGCATGGTTTAGAAAAGAACGCGCGAAAGAACTCCTCACCTTCCCCGTCCTCACCGCCTCCCTCCTCACCACAAAAGACGGCTTCGCCGACGAACCCTTCCGCGAGTATTGCGCACGAGAAATGAGCAAAGGCCACAGCTTCTTTGTCTACATGTCCGACAGCGTCGATTCCCTCGCCTCCTGCTGCCGCCTCCGCAACGAACTCGCCGACAACACCTTCAGCTACACCCTCGGCGCAGGCGGCGTCGTCACAGGCAGCGCACAAGTCATCACCATCAACCTCCACCGCCTCTTTCACCACGCCCAAAGCCTCGGCAAAGACTTCTTCCTTGAAACCCTCGAACCCATGATAGACGACGTACACAAATACCTCCTCGCCTCCCGCGCCGTCTACGAAGACTACATCGAAGCAGGTATGCTCCCCGCCTACACCGCAGGCTACATGGACATCCAGAAGCAATTCCTCACCATCGGCCTCAACGGCGTCGCAGAAACAGCAGAAGCCATGGGCTACACCATCGGCAACAACAAAGCCTACAAAGACTTCCTCGCCGACCTCCTCGCCATCTTCAAGCGCAAGAACAAAGCAGCTCGGAAAACCTACGGCGCACGCTTCAACACCGAATTTGTCCCCGCCGAAAACCTCGGCGTCAAAAATGCCCAATGGGACAAAGAAGCAGGCTTTCCCGCCCGACGCGACTGCTATAACTCCTACTTCTACCTCGTCGAAGACGAAACCACCACCATCCTCGACAAGATAGAACTCTACGGCGAACGCATCACCCGCCACCTCGACGGCGGCAGCGCCCTCCATCTGAACCTCGAACAGCTCCTCTCTGAAGCACAAGCCATGAAGCTCTTTGACCTCTGCCGGAAAAACGGCGTCCCCTACTGGACGACCAACACACTATGCACCATCTGCAACACCTGCGGCGCTATCGACCCCGTCACAAGAAAAGCCTGCAAACAATGCAGCAGCGAAAACATAGACTACGGCACCCGCATCATCGGCTACCTCAGACGCATCAGCAGCTTCTCCGACGCAAGACAAAAAGAAGCCGCCCGCCGCTGCTACTCATAACCAAAAAGTATGAAAGGAGAACTCCCCATGAAAAGCATCAAACTTATCGAAGCCCTCGCGCACCTCCTCGCCTCGCTCTACCAGCGCACCCTCTACTTGCGCCAGCGCCTCATCCGCGCCGCCATCCATAACCACAAGCGCCAAATCCTCGCCCTCGACACCGTGAAGAACGACATCGAGAAAAAGCAGCAGCAGCTCGACATCGAAATCTACCGCCTCGAAACGGAAAAGAGAGCGACGTAACATGCTCATCTTCGACATCGAAACCAACGGCCTTCTCCCCATCGTCAGTAAACTCCACTGCCTCACCATCTACAACACGGCGACCGACGAACTAAAAGCCTACCCGCCCAAAACTGTCGAAGAAGGTGTAAGGCGGCTTAGAAAAGCCCTCGACTATGGCACGCGCATCTGCGGGCACAACATCATCGGCTACGACCTGCCCGCCCTCGCGAAAATTTACCCATGGTTCACCGTCACCGACAGCGACCTGCCCTTTATCCTCGACACCCTCGTCCTCTCAAGGCTCATCTACTCCAACCTCGAAGTCACCGACCTCGGGCTGATGAAAAGCGGCAGACTTCCGCGCCCCCTCTACAACTCCCACACCCTCAAAGCATGGGGCTGGCGCCTCGGCGAGCTGAAAGGCGACTACGGAGAGCAGCCCGACGCCTGGGACGACTTCGATGCCGACATGCTCGCCTACAACAAACAAGACGTCATCGTCACCAAAAAACTCCTCGAAAAGCTCCAAGCCGCCCGCTACTCCGAAAGAGCCATACGCTTAGAGCACGAAGTCGCATGGCTCATGCAAAAGCAAGAACAAAACGGCTTCCCCTTCGACACCGCCGCCGCAGAGCAGCTTGAAGAACGCCTGCGGGCAAGAAGCGCCCAGCTCCAAGCCCAGCTCATCGCCCGCATACCGCAAATCCCCGACAAAATCTTCATCCCCAAAAGAGACAACAAAACTCTCGGCTACAAAAAAGGCCAGCCCATCCAACGCTACAAAGACTTCAACCCCAACAGCCGCCAGCAAATCGAATACGTCCTGCGCACCCTGCACGGCTACGCCCCGAGCGACCCCGACCTCTACGAAAGAAGCGACGAAACCCAAGACCTCAAAGACTGCCGTCTGAAAATCGACGACGAAACCTTCCGCTTCATCGCGCACGACGAAACCGCCCCCGAAGAAGTCAAGACACTCGCTGCCCTCTTAGAAGAATCCCTCCTCATCGGCAAGCGCCTCGGGCAGCTCATCGACGGCACGCACGGCTGGCTCAAAAAAGTCCAAAAAGACGGCAGGATTCATGGCCGCGTCATCACCAACGGCACCGTCAGCGGCAGAGCCGCCCACGCCGCCCCCAACGTCGCCCAGGTACCCGCCGTCACCAGCCCCTACGGCAAAGAATGCCGCGCCCTCTTCACGGCAGGCGGCTGGCAGCAGGCAGGCATAGACGCCTGCGGCCTCGAACTGCGCTGCCTCGCCCACTACATGACCCCCTACGACGGCGGGGCGTACGCCCACACCATTCTCAACGGCGACATCCACACCATGAACCAAAAAGCAGCAGGCCTCCCCGAAAGGAACCAGGCAAAAACCTTCATCTACGCCTTCCTCTATGGCGCAGGCGACGCCAAAATCGGACGCATCATCAAAGGCGACGCCAAAGACGGCAAAGCCATCAAGCGCAAATTCCTCAAAGCCACCCCCGCCATTAAACTCCTACGCGAAGCCGTCGAAAACGCCCTCGTCGAAACCGAAAAAGGGCGCGTCGTCCGCTGGAAACGCCACTACCTCAAAGCCCTCGACGGCAGGCTCCTCCACGTCCGCAGCCCCCACTCTGCACTCAACCTGCTTCTGCAATCGGCTGGCGCCTTGATATGCAAGAAGTGGATTGTCCTGACAGAACAGCGCCTTTTAGCGCGCGGCCTAAAGCACGGCTGGGACGGCGACTTCGCCCTCATGGCATGGATTCATGACGAAACCCAATACGCCTGCCGCACCCTGGAAATTGCCGAAATCGTCCTCGAAGAAGCCCAGCACGCCATGCGCGACACACAAGCCTACTTCGGCTTTCGGATGCAGCTCGACACCGAAGGAAAAATAGGGAAGAACTGGGCAGACTGCCACTAAACAACACGAAAGGAACGTGAACGCAAATGCTCAAAAAAGACCTCAAATGCCCCCAGTGCGGCAAGACCCTCCTCCGGCTCTACGGCACCGCCGTTCGCACCGTCACCTGCCGCTGCGGCTACCGCCTCGAACTCAAGAAGCGCCAGGAAAAGCCCAAGACCGAAAGGAGACACCCCGCCCATGCCTGACGTCAGCCTCATCACCTACACCCCCAACCCCATGGGCATCCTGAAGCTCGCCGCCAGCCAGTGCTACCAGAAAGAAGCCAGCGACGCCGTCATTCGCCACATCATCGAAGCAGGCCACCTGAGCGTCTTAGAGCACTGCACGGCCACATTCAAGGTCACATGCAGCCTCTCCGTCCTCCTGCAGCTCACGCGCCACCGCCACCTCTCCTTCACCGTCCAATCGAGCCGAGGCACCGCCATGGAAGGCCTGCACCCCACAGGCATCCGGCAGATAGACCGCCTGAACGGAAGCACCATGAGCTTCTACGAAGCCCTCGTAAAAGAAGGCGTGCGAAAAGAAGACGCCTCCTACGCCCTGCCCAAAGCCATCTGCTACCACCTCCTCGTCACAGGCAACTTCCGCGCCTGGTTCGAGTACCTGCCCAAGCGCCTCTGCCGCCGTGCCCTCCCCGAGCACCTTGCACTCGCCCGCGCCATCCAAAAAGAACTCCACGCCCTTTGCCCAGAAATCTTCGCGCACACCCACCCGCACTGCGCCACCTGCAAAGAAAAGAGCTGCACCTATGCTTAACCACATCGACTACACCGACACCTACGACCCCGAAGCCACCGCCCGCCGCTTCGACATGCGCCCGAACCCCGAGCGAACGCACGTCATCGCCATGCTCGAAAAACTGCACGACAGCCACATGCGCTTCGGCGCCCCCTACTGCCCCTGCCACAGCACGCACACCCAAGACACCGTATGCCCCTGCAAATACATGCGGGAAAAGAAAGCCTGCCGCTGCGGCCTCTACCTCAGAAAGGAAGACGAAAACCATGCCGGATAACAACCACCCAGTCGCCCTCCGCGCTCGCTGCTCCTGCGAATACAACACCTTCCATCTGGACGTCTGCCCCCACAACGGGGAAATCCACATCCTGTGCAGCACCTGCGGCAAACATATCGCCACCGTCGAACCCTACGGCATAGAGTGGCACACCGAGGAACCCCATGAAGATACTCCTTGACGCCGACATGTTCCTCTTCCGTGCCTGCTCTGCCGCCACCCAGGAAGCCGAATGGGAAAGCGGCATCCACTCCTACTTCGCAAGTGTCGAAGAAGCCAAACACATCTTTGAAGAAAACCTCACGCGCACCCTCGAAACCGCCCTCGACCGCCACTGCTACACAGGCAGCTACGACCTCATCTTCTGCCTCTCCGACCGCGACAAGAACTTCCGCAAAGAAATCCTCGCCACCTACAAAGCCCACCGCAAAGGGCAAAAACCCCTCTGCTACTGGAAACTCGTCGAATGGCTCAAAGAAGAAGCCGTCACCTGCCAAAAAGACACCCTTGAAGCCGACGACTGCATCGGCATCCTCGCGACGCTTCCCAAAAACCTCGACCAATGCCTCATCATCTCCGGCGACAAAGACCTCCTCACCATCCCCGGCTACCACTACGACTTCCTGCGCGACACCTACAGCCATATAAGTGAAGAAGAAGCCAACAAAAACTTCCTCCTCCAAACCCTCACAGGCGACCCCACCGACGGCTACGCAGGCTGCCCCAAAGTCGGCAAAGTCAGCGCCGAAAAAATCCTCGCCGAAGCCCCCACATGGAGCGCCGTCGTCCGCGCCTACGAAAAAGCAAAGCTCACCGAAGAAGACGCACTCGTGCAGGCACGCGTCGCAAGGATTCTCAGAGCCTCGGACTACGACCGCACGAAAAAGGAAGTCATCTTATGGACGCCAAACGGGCACCCTTGACCGAAGATGAAACCCTGCTGCTGGAAGAAACCCTGCATCATTGGCGCAAGAAGCGCGTATCGTGGCTGATGGACACCTTCGGCGACATCCGCTATGTCATAGAACGCCTGCGAGCAGCCAGTCGCCAAGGGCGCCTCATCAAATTCTACGACGAACAAGGCGCCTTCAGCGGCATCCTCCTCTTCGACATCGGCACCGTCTGGTGGACGCCCGAGCGCGTATGCGCCGAAGAATTTGTCTTAGCCGTCCAAGGCGCCCGAGGCATACAGCGTGCCGCCGTCCAGACACTCGAAGCCCTCGCCGAAGAACACGCAGCAAAACTCATCGTCTGCGGCAACATCTTCCAGGAAAACAACAACCTCATCGGCAACGGCTACAAAAAAGCAGGCTTCCGTCAAGCCTGCGCCACCTACGCAAAGGAGGTCAAAGAAACATGAAAGCCATCAACGACAAAACCATCCCCTATGTCTCCAAAGAACTCTGCGAATTTCTGCGGGACACCTTCAGCCTGCAAAACTGCATCAGCCAGGACATGCACCTGAACGAAATGAAAGGCATCAACCATATCCTCGAATACCTCGAAGCCATCCAAATCGAACAGGAGGAACACCATGGGATTCATCGGTAGCGTCCTCTCCACCCTCTTCGCTCCCTCCATCCCGCAGGCGAGCGTACAGCAGCCCACCCTCACGGGACGCGACCTCGTCGCCTCCACAGCGAGCGCCACCCCCGACGCACCGCAAATGGGAGGCACAGACCAAAAGAAACGCCGAGGCATAGAAAGCCTCCTCGTCCCCACCGAAACCATCTACAAAGGAGGACAATGAATCATGGGATTCGTTAGAAGACTTTTCGGAGGAGGCGGCTCCACCACCGTCGTACAAGCCGCCCCCACCCCCGCAGCCCAGGCTGCACCCGCCATGGACACCGCGCAGAAAGACAGCGCCGATAACGGTGTCAAGAAAAAGAAGCGCGGCAAGAGCGCCCTCATGGTAACCCCCAACACACCACAGGGAGGCGGCGGCTCCACAGGACTTAACCTATGAGCCAGCCAGAGCGCACCACCACGGCAAAACAGCGCTACAACAAACTCGAAAACGAGCGCAAGCCCTACACCGACCGCGCCGAAAAATGCGCCGAACTCACCATCCCCATGGCGTTCCCCAAAGCCTCTGACACCAGCAGCACCAAATACGCCACCCCCTACCAATCCATCGGCGCACGCGGCATCAACAACCTCACGAGCAAACTCATGCTCGCGCTTTTCCCGCCGAACGCCCCCTTCTTTCGTTTGTCTTTAGGCGACGACATCCGGCAGGCATTAGGAGACGACCCTGCGACACAGCAAGAATGGGAAGACGCTCTGAGCAAAATCGAGCGCAAGATTCATCACTACATGGAAACGCACCAAATGCGCACCACCATGAACGAAGCCATGACACAGCTCGTCCTCGCAGGCAACGTCCTCCTCTTCCTGCCCCCGAAAGAAGGCGGCATGAAACTCTACCGCCTCAGCCATTACGTCCTCTCGCGCGACGGCATCGGCAGCACCATCGAAATCGTCACCAAAGAAAGCATCGCCTACGGCGCCCTGCCGCCCGAAGCCCAGTCAGCTATCGAAGGCGAAGACATCGAGCCGCAGAAAACCTTCGACGTCTACACCCACACCTTCCTCGAAGGCGATGTTTACCAATCCTACCAGGAAGTCAGCGACAAAATCATCCCTGGCAGCGAGCAGACCTACCCCAAAGACGCCACCCCCTGGATTCCGCTTCGCCTGCGGAAAATGGACGGTGAATCCTACGGCAGGAGCTTCGTCGACGAATACCTCGGCGACCTCAAGACCTTAGAAGCCCTCTCCAAAGCCGTCGCCGAAGTCGCAGCCGTCGCCAGCAACATCCTCTTCATTGTCAACCCCAACGCCATCACGCGCATCAGCGAACTGCAAAAAGCCAAAGCAGGCGATTTCGTAAGAGGACGCTTAGAAGACATCCAAGCCCTTCAAATCAACAAGACCAGCGACCTGCAAATCACCACCGCCGCCATCAGCAGCATAGAAGCGAGGCTCTCCTACGCCTTCCTCCTAAACAGCGCCGTCCAGAGAAACGCCGAACGCGTCACAGCCGAAGAAATCCGCTACGTCGCAAGAGAACTCGAAGACACCGTAGGAAACATCTACAGCATACTCGCACAAGAATTGCAGCTGCCGCTCGTCAAACGCTTCATGAACCAAATGACCGCCACAGGCGCCATCCCCGACCTGCCCCAAGGCACCAAAGGCATCGAACCCTGCATCACCACAGGCATAGAAGCCTTAGGGCGCGGCCATGACCTCTCGAAGCTCGACACCTTCATCCGCTACGCCCAAGTCTTCCCCGAAGCCTTCCAGACCGCCGTCAAGCAAAACGAAATCCTCGCCCAGATAGCCACCGCATTAGGCATCGACGCCTCCTCTGTCGTCAAATCGCAGCAGGAAATCGAGCAAGAACAGGCACAGCAAATGCAGATGCAAATGGCGCAGCAAGTCGCCCCCGAAATGGTAAGACAACAGCAGTAATAAGAAAGGAGGCCATACCTATATGGCAGACGAACAAAACAACACCCCCCAGAGCGCCGCCGCCAACATCACCGTCACCGAGCACCCCGAAGGCGGCATGACCGCCCACGTCGAAAAGCCCGACATGACGGCGCCCGCACCCGAGCAGCAGCCACAGACACCACCCGCACCCGAGCAGCCCCCGCAGGCAGAAGCGCAGCAGAACCTCGAAAGCGACTTCCAGCACCAGCAGCAGACCGAAGCCGACGTAAAGAGTGACCTCGCGAAGAAAGGCATGGACTTTGATGCCCTCGCCGCCGAATACGACACCAAAGGCGAACTCAGCAAAGAATCCCTCGAAGCCCTTGAAAAAGCAGGCTACCCCAAGAGCGTCATCGACGCCTACATCGCAGGCCTTGACGCCCTCGCCGACCGCTACATGCACGAAGTCCAGAACCTCGCAGGCGGCGCCGAAAGCTACGGTCAGATGGTCGAATACCTGAAGACCCAGCCCCAAAGCATCATCGACGGCTTCAACGCCGCCATCCAGACGGGCAGCCTCGCCCAGATTCAGCTCGCCATCGGCGGCATCAAAGCACAAATGGCAGCCAAATACGGCACGGCGAACCCCTCCATTCTCGCGGGCGCACAGACAAGAAGCAGCGCCGCAGGCTACCAGACCGCCGACGAAATGACCAAAGACATGCGCGACCCGCGCTACCAGACCGACCCTGCCTTCACGCAGGAAGTCTTCCGCAAGATTCAAAACAGCACCATTTTCTAACCATCTTTTCATCTACCTAAAAGGAGACAAACACCATGGCAAACGTAACGATTGCAAACCCTATGGCTATCAAGGGCGTCGCCGCGACCGACGCCGACAAGCTCGCCCTCGCTCTCAAGGTCTTCGCAGGCGAAACCCTCACGGCATTCCAGAAGACCTCCGTCACGAACGGCCACGTCCTCGAACGCTCCATTTCGAGCGGCAAGAGCGCCCAATTCCCCGTCTTCGGACGCACGAAGGCGCACTACCTCAAGGCAGGCCAGAGCCTCGACGACAAGCGCGAGAACATCCAGCAGGGCGAGCGCATCATCGCCCTCGACGGCCTTTTGACCGCAGACACCCTCATCTTCGACCTCGACGAATTTATCGCCCACTACGACTTCCGCTCCCCGTACGCCGCAGAACTCGGCAACGCGCTCGCCCTCAGCTACGACGCCTCCGTCCTCGCCGAATGCGCCAAGGAGGCCCTCAACACGAACGAAAACGTCGCAGGCAACGGCCTCGGCGGCGTCATCACCGTCAAGGTAGCCTCCGGCACGCCCGGCATCAACCGCGACACGGGACTGGCTATCTATCAGGTACTCTTGCAGGCAAAGAGCAAAATGGCGAAGAACTACGTTCCCGCGACCGACCGCTACGCCTACATCGACCCCGACTTCCACTCCGCACTCGCCTCGGCGCTTGAATTTTTGAACCGCGACTACGGCGCAGGCGGCACGGTGCTCGAAGGCAACGTCATTCGCCTCGCAGGCTTCGACGTCATCGAGTGCCCCCACATCACGCGCGGCGGCGACGACAACGCCAATGTCATGCAGGGCGACGGGCACATCTTCCCCGCAGCCTACGCCGCCAAGAACCCCATCGTCATCTGCCACAAGACCGCAGCGGGCGTACTGAAGCTCAAGGACTTGTCCATGGAGCAGGCACGCCGCCCCGAGTACCAGGGCGACCAGATTATTGCCAAAATGGCCGTTGGCATGGGCGGCCTTCGCCCCGAAAGCGCCTTCCTCGGCATCGTCGAAAAGGCGTAGTACCACCCCGCACACCCAAAGACACAAGAAAGGAGAGGGCTTCGGCTCTCTCCCTTCTCTTTTTTATGTCTTAGAAAGGAGCAACATGCTGGAAACACTCACAGAACTCGACGCCGTCAACCGCATCCTGTCTGCCATAGGCTCCGACCCCGTGACCACACTCGAAGACGACATGGACATCGACGTCATCAACGCCCGCAGCATCCTCGCCGCCGTAAGCCGCGACATCCAGCGAAAAGGCTGGGACTTCAATCGCACGACGCGCACCCTTGCGCCCACCCTCGGCGAAAAGAAAATCCCCTGGGACACGACCACCCTCACCCTCAAAGCCAGCGACGGCAACACCTACGTCAAGCGCGGCGACTGGCTCTACAACATGACACAAGGCACCTACGAATTTTCGCACCCCATCGACGTAGAAATCACCTGCGGTGTAGACTTTGAAGACCTCCCCGACCCCTTCAAGAACTACGTCATCGCCAAAGCCTCCATCGACTTCGCCATGCGCTACTTCGGCGATGCAAACGTCGCCCAAGACCTTCAGGCAGCCCTCCAAATGGCACATCAGGACATCGTGCAGTACGACATGGAAATGGGAAGCTGCAACATGCTGCAAATCGGCGAAACCCCCTCCATCCTAGAGAGGACATAACCATGCTCATATCGCAGAACATCAAGAACCTCGTATCGGGCATCAGCCAGCAAGCCCCCATCCTGCGCCTGCCCGAGCAGCTCGAAGCACAGGAAAACGGCCTCTCCACCGAAGCCAACGGCCTCGTCAAGCGCCCCCCATCCGTATTCATTCGCTCCCTCATGCCCGCCGTCGAGCAAAGCGCCGACCCGCTTCTTCACTTTGTCGACCGCGACGAAGGCCTCAAATACTTCCTCTACTTCTATCAAGGCGAAATCCACGTCTACGACACCGAAGGCACGAGCCACCCCGTCACCTACCGCGAAGACAAAACCTACATCCAGACCGACAAACCACAGGAACACCTGCGGCTCATCACCATCGCCGACCACACCTTCATCACCAACAAGACCATCCCCGTGCGCATGAGAGAAGAAACCTCCCCCGACGTATGGCAGACCCAAGGTGCCCTCATCAACGTCAAGCAAGGCCAATACGGGCGCACCTACACCCTCTGGGCAGACGGAAAACTCGTCGCCTCGCACGAAACCCCCGACGGCTCCGACAAATCCCATACAAAGCAAATCGACGTAAACTTCATCGTCGGCAAGCTCGCCGCACAAGTCAAAAGCCACGGCTACACCGTCGACACAGGAAGCTCCTGGCTCAGAATCCGAGGCGTACGCTCCATCGCCACCGCCGACGGCTTCAACAACCAGGCCATGGTAGGCTTCGTCCGCAAAGCGCAGAAATTCAGCCTGCTCCCCGTAAGCGCCCCCGACGGCTACATCGTCGCCGTCACAGGCGACCCCAACGGCGGCGACGCCAGCAGCTACTACGTCACCTTCAGCAAAGAAGACGGCGTCTGGAAAGAATGTGCCGAGCCAGGCATCCCCCTCGGCTTCGATGCCAGCACCATGCCCCACGAACTCGTCCGGCAAAAAGACAACAGTTTTGTCTTCCGACGTGCCACATGGCACGACCGCAAAGTCGGTGACGAAGACAGCAACCCGCTCCCCTCCTTCGTTGACCGCACCATAAACGACATCGCCTTTCACCGAAACCGCCTCGTATTCCTCTCCGGCGAAAACGTCATCCTCTCCGAAAGCGCCGAATACTTCAACTTCTGGCAGACCACTGCCAACGACATCTTAGACACCGACCCCATCGACGTCCCCACCACCACCGAGCGCGTCAACATCCTCCACTACGCCATTCCCTTCAGCGGCGAACTCTACTGCTTCTCCGACAAGAGCCAATTCGTCCTGCGAGCCGACACCGTGCTTTCGCCTAAGAACACCGCTCTCGTCGAAGTCACAGGCTTCAACTCCAACACCAGCTGCCGCCCCGTGCGTGCGGGCAGGAACCTCTACTTCGCCGCCGACCGCAGCGAATACACCACCATCAAAGAATACTACAGCGTACAGCAGGTCAGCGACGAAAAGAACGCCCAGGACATCACGAGCCACGTCCCCGACTACATCCCCAACGGCGTCTACCAAATCTCCTCCAACACCAACGAAAACATCATGCTCGTCCTCACCAAAGGCGACAAAAACGCCCTCTACGTCTACAAATACCTCTTCCTGAACGAAAACCGCGTGCAGGCCTCCTGGAGCCGCTGGCGCTTCGGCGGGCGCATCTTTGGCGCCTTCTTCGCAGGCAGCACCCTCTTCCTCTTCATCAATCGCGGCAACCGCCACTGTCTCGAAAAAATCCACTTCACCACGCACAAAACCGTCGACTTCCCCAAAGAACCCTACCGCGTCTACCTCGACTGCAAAAAGACCGCCGCCACCGCCGTCTACGACGATGAAACGAAAAGCACCACCTTCAACATCTACCAGGAATACGGCATCGCCGACACCAGCAACATCGAAAAAGTCGGCATCGTCTTCCCGAGCGGTAAATACCAGGAAGCCAAAGTCGAAAACGGCTACGTCACCATCAGTGGCGAACACCAGAAGCAAAACATCATCCTCGGCTTCCCCTACACCCTGCACATCCGTCTAAGCCCCATCTTCATCCACACCCAAAAAGACGAACGCAGCGAAACCAACCTCACGGGACGCCTGCAGCTCCGCTACATCAAGCTCAACTACGCCGACACAGGCGGCTTTCGCGTCACCTGCCGCTACAAGAGCGGACGCACCTGCCGCTACCTCATGACCGCCCGCAACATCACCGAAGACAACAACATCCTAGGCAGCGTCCCCAAAGACACGGGCACCTTCAAATTCCCCATCCAGACCCTCAACACCAACATCACCATCGACATAGATTCCGACATCCCCCTTCCCCTCGCCCTCATCGGCTTCCTGTGGGAAGGCAGCTTTGTCGCACGCTCGAAAGGAGTATGACCGCACCCATGGGAACCACCATCGCCATCGCCTCCTCCATCTTCGGCGTCTACGCCCAGAATAAAGCCCTCGAAGCCCAGGGACGCGCGAACTTGCAGACCGCAAGGAACATGATAACCTCCATGAACTACTCCCTGCAAAACCTCGAACAAGAACGCCGCGACGTCTTTGAAGCCACCGTCCAGGAACTCGAAAAGACACAACTCCAGGGAAGAAGGCTCACCGCCTCCGTCGAAGCCGCCGTCAACGAAGGCATGGCAGGCGGCGGGCGCACCGCACACCTCCTGAAGCGTGCCAGTCGCGCCGACACCAGCCGCGCCCTTGCCTCCGTCAAAGACAACTACCAAAAGAAAAGCAGCGAAATCGACCTCAACAAAGAAGTCGCGCTCCTCAACACAAAGCAGCAGATACGCTCCATCAAAGAAGTCGAAAAGCCCTCGCTCCTCGGCACGCTCATGCAGCTCGGCACAGGCTACCTCGGCGCCAAAAACCAAGCAGAATCCATCGACCTTCTAAGGACGCAGGCAGGCATACGAAAAGACGCCGCTGTTACCAACCCCTTCAGCAGCTATCAGCTCCCCATCAACTCCTACCCCGCGCCCAACTATCACGGCATCTTCGGCGACATCGACTGGACGAAGAAAAAATTCACCTTCGATTATGTCAACCCCTTCACGCAGAACACCCAGACGCGCAGCTACTTTTAAGTGAAAAAGGAGACACCACATGCCCTCAAGCATATCCAATGCCATCGGCACCGAGCGGCAATTCACCCCGCTCCCTGACGCAGGCTACATCGGCAGATACCACGGCGTATCCCCCTCGCCCGCCCAAGCCCCGCTCTCGGCAAGCGACCAGCTCGCCGCCAACATGGCGCAGCTCTCCTCTGCCCTCGGCAGCTACCTTGTGTCTCATGAACACTACCTCAACGACAAAGGCAGCATCGAAGCCGAGCGCATGATAAAAGGCGAAAGCGAAGAAGACATCCGAAAACTCAACGTCATCGACGCCGCCCAGCAGGAAGGCTACGCCGACAGCCTTTCCAACCCCTACTTCAAAGCCTACGCCGAGCGCCTGAGAGGCGGCTTTTTGTCCACCGTCATGAAAGAACAATACGACGAAAAGTACGCCTTAGACCCCGCCAGAAGCGCCGCCGAAGAAGCCAAACGCTTCAACGACTTCGCCAAAGACTGGCAAAAAGCCAACCTCTCGGGCAGCCACGCCCCCGTAAACCCCACAGCGTTCGGCGCAGGCTTCACCGAAAACCAGCTCGTCCACATCGGCAGCCTCATGACCGCCTGGGAAAAGCAAGACCACGAAAACAAAATCACCACCACCATGGCAAACGCCAAACACCAACTCGGAGAAATCATCAAGAACTCCGTCGAACTCTTAAAGACCAATGGCGCCACCACCGACGCCGTGCAGGAAGTCTTCAACGAAATGCGCCTCATGGGACTGCCGCCCGCCTGGCGCACCAAGCTCCTGCAAGACTTCGTGGACGACTTCATCCAGACAGGCCATATCGACGCCGAGCGCCTCGGGCAGATGCTCGACCGCGTCACCGTACAGACCAGCCTCGACGGCACGCGAACGAATGCCTCCGAACTGCTCGACATGCAGCACACCAAAACCCTCGCCGCCGAATACAACCGCCAGTTTCACACGCAGGAAAAAGCCGACTTCATCGACCACTACAAAAACATGGGACTGCAAGGAAAGAAAGACGTGCGCCTTGCCATCGAAGAAATGCGCCGGGAAGACCCAGAAAAAGCGAGGGAATACAACACCCTCATCCCCCTCATCGACCAGGCGGTTGACGCAGAAATCCGCAGGCAGCAAGAAGCCAGAGAACGCGCCATGCGCCAAACAGGCAGAGGAAGAGGCGCAGCGGGAAGCAAAGTCAGCGACAGCGCAACCGCCGCCGAAATCATCGAAAGCTGGTTAAGCGGCTCCACCTTTGTCAACGGTAAGCCCGTCAGCAGCTACACCTTCGACACCGACGTCCTCTACAGCGTCGCTCTGCCGCGCCTGCAAGAACTCATCGCCGCCGAAGACATGGAAAACATGCACAAACTTATGGACATGCCGCAGCTGAACAAAATGCGCAGCACCTACTCCGACTACCTCATGAGCGTCCTGTCGAACATCATGCCCTCCGACGACGGCGGCGTCAACATCGGCGGCAACGAATCCCTCATGCGCTTCGTCAAAAGCATCGCCAACAACCCCGCCGCCATCGCCCACACCTTCGGTGGCGCTTTAGCCCAGGAAGCCTACACCCTGAAGACCCTCACCGTAGCCCACGGCGGCGGCGAATGGGGGGAGCAGCAAGCCCTTCGCCTCTACGCCGAAGCCCACCAGACCGAAAGCCGCAACCCTGACGTACACAAAGCCAACAAAGACCTCGCCGAAAACAGCATGGCAGGCTTCACCATCGACAGCGTCCCAAGCGCCCACGACATCGGACACATGACCGACACGGCAGACTTCGGACTGGGATGCAACGACCTCGTGCGCAGCGACCTCGCCAAGGTCTGGAACACCCTTCTCGACGCAGGCTACTCCCAAGAAAAAGCCCAAAGCCAAATCAACAACCTCGTCCGCAGCAACTACGAAACATACCATTGGGGCATCTACCCCCAAAACGTCCACTTCAACATCGGCACCGTCAACGACCCCTACTTCTTCCGGCAAGCGGTCGATGCCTACATCTACGAAACGGCAGGAGAAGAAACCGCCGACACCTCTGCCACCACCATCGCCTACAACCCCATCACGCAAGTATTCACCTTCGACTGCAAGACGCAGCCAGGCAGAATCACCACGCACACGCTCGCAGAACTTAGGCAAGAAGCGCTGCGGCTCGCAAGAAACTACACCCCTTACGAAGCCGCGCAGGAAGAAGGCGACGACATCGACGTCATCAACGCCAAGCGCTCCACCATGGGCGTCCCTATTGAAGACGGCGTATTCGACCCCTATGACTTCGTCCCCGACTGACAGAAAGGCAGCCCTATGAACCTCTACGAATCCGCACAAATCGTCGCCGAAGCCAACAACGTCCCCGTCGCCTTCGTCTACGCGCAGTGGCAGCACGAATCCGACGACGGCACAAGTGACCTCGCCCTCAAAGACAACAACTTCGGCGGCGTAAAAAACACCGACGGCAGCTACATGCACTTCGACAACATCGAACACTGGACGGACTACATGAAGTGGTTCCTCGGCGAATTTGAAGTAGCCGGCAGCCAGACCCCCGCCGAATACGTCCACCACCTCAAAGAAAACGACTACTTCGAGGCAGACGAAAACGAATACCTCACCGACGTCGAAGCCTTCATCCGACAAAACGGCGGCTCCTACGAACCCTCGGCGGGCGCACAAGAAGACGACGGCCTCCCCTGGAACGACCTCGACTACTCCGTGCTCACCAGCAACCACCCAGGAGACAACTACACCACCGCCATCTACGCCGATGAAAACTCCGTCGGCCTGCAGCCCCACACCATGCACGGCCTAAACCAAATCGGCCACTACATCAATGACATGTACGGCAAAATGACCGTCATCACGGGCGGCGCAGAACGCTGGATTCACACAGGCGGCACGCACAGCCACCACACGGGCGACAAGGCAGATATTGTCATCGACGGCATCACAGAAGGCACCGCCGCAGGAGAAGACCTCGTGCGCTTCTGCCACGAGCGCGGATGGAGCATCAACTACGAAGACGCAGGCACGCCCAACGCCCACTGGGACATCGACTTCACAGGCAACGACGACCGCGACCCGCAAGCAGGAAGCCAAGGCTTCACGGGCGACCTCGGCGCCCTTTTAGAACCTGCCTACGCCGCCCACTCCGGCTACACCATGTACGGCGACCAAAACCCCGCGCCGGACGACTACGAGACAAGCGAAGAACCCCCCATAGAAAGCTGGGGCTACCTCGAAGGAATCGCCAAAAACTTCTGGGATTCCGCGACCACCACAGGCTTTGCCGACGTCATGCAGGCCATCTGGGGCGGCGTAGCCCACTCCTCGAAATGGTGGTTTCAGCAAAAAGACCCCGTGACGCAAGACGACATCAACTACGTCAAAACCGCTCTTTCAGGCGACAGCGAAGCACAGACCAACGTCCTTCTCCTCGGGCGCGACAGCGAAGAAATCCGCTGGCTCGTCAACCAAAAACTCGTCGAAAGGAAGCGCCAAAGGCTCATCGACGACTGGAAAGCCCGCAACGACGACATCCTCTCCAAAACCCTCATGAATACCGCAGGTTTCACAGGCTACCTCGCAGACCCCCTTCTGCTCCTGCCCGTCGGCGAAGCAGGCGCAGGCATCAAGATACTTGGCAGACTGGGCACCGCCCTGCGCGACGTAGGAAAAGCGAGAGAAATCGCCGCCGTCACCGCCCGCGCCAGCTACGACCTCGCCAAAGCCTCTGCCCCCATGGGCGGTGCAAGCCTCGCCGACAACTACCTTCGGGAAACCTTCGGCGGCAGAAAAGTCGACTACACAGACAGTGCCCTCCTCGCCATGGGCGCAGGCCTCGTCTTAGGCGCCCTCGGGCAAGGAAGCAAGGCACTCTTGAAGCGTGGCAGACCCGCAAGCGCCAAAATCGCTGCCGAAGCTGAAAAAGCCGAAACGCAAGCCTACTTAAATGCTGCCGACCTCGACCCCAGGCGCATCCACAGCGAAACCATCGGCGAAATGAAAGCCGTCCACGACGCCGACTTCGGCAAACGCGCAGCCTCCAAAATCTACGACAAGATGGAAGCGAACGGGCGCGTCATCGCCGCCCCCTACGAAAAGGCACGCGCCATCATCGAAAAAGCCACAGGCAAAGAACTGCCGAAGACAGCCAAAGCCTTCTACGTCCCCAACGAAGACTACGCCGTCCTCATCACCGACCACATCAAGAACCCCGCCGCCGAAACCGAAAAACTCCTCGCCCACGAAATCGGCGTTCACGCAGGCCTCTTCGACACCCTCGGCAAAGAAGAATACGGCAGGCTCATGAAAGAAGTCCAAAGGCTCTCCAACAAAGACGGCCACATCTTCAACCAAATCCGCAGGACGCACGACACCTACGACCCCGAAGAAATCTTCGCCCACGCCGTCGAAGAAGGAGCGCTCCCCAACCGCCTGACATCTTTTCTCCAAGGCGCCGTCAACAAAGCCCTCGGAAGAGAAGGCTACACCCTCAAGGCGACAAAAGAAGACATCGCGAACCTCCTCAAGCGGCAGGCAGAAAATGAACGCGCCCTAAAGCACGGCTTTCACTTCAACGAAGACGGCACGACCGCCTTTGCAGGCGTGAAATTCTCTCAGGGCAACCTCCTCAACCCGCAGCTCTGGGCAGACTACATCGCACTCGACGGCGAAGTGACAAAACTCACGCAGGAAGGACTGCCGCAAGGCGTACGCGCCACCGCGAAATTCGCCGACCAGGGCTATATTGGTCTTATGCTCAACTCCGCTTCCAACACCGCGCGGAAATACGCCCCCTTCCTCTTCGCCGACACAAGAGGGCGCGGCATCGGAACCCTCAAAGCCATCGCCGCCGAAGACCAAAAAGAGCGCATCATCCGTCAGCTCGCCGTCCCCTTCTTGAAACTTGCCGACGAACGCATGGACTGGATGCTCAAAAACGGCAAACATCTGCCCACGCGCTCCAAGCAGCTCCTCTTCGACAAGATGGTCACGCTCGCCTACAACGCCAAATATGCAGGACACACGGCAAGCCCTTTGGGCGACATGCCCGAACAAGTCAAAAGAGCCGTCGAACACCTGCACGACTACCGCCAGATGCAGATACGGATAGGCAAGCGCTCGGCAAAAGACGCAGGCTCCGCTGCCGACGACCTCATCGACAAACACTGGTACGAAGTCGACGACGAACTCTGGCGCATCACCGACAACGACCTTCGAGAACGCTTCCTCGCACACTACAACAAGCCCGAAGAAGCCGCCGAAGACCTCGCCGCCTACTACCGCACCTTCGCCGACCGCGACGTCATCAAAAAGAAGCTCGAACGCGACATCGACATCGAAAATGCCCACATCGACGAAAAAAACATCGAAAAAGCGCGAAAAGGCCTGCCGCTTCTACCCAAGAAGCCCAAGAACGTCACGGCACAAGACGCAGAAGACTGGCTCGAAGCCGCCATTCCGGCTGCCGTCCGTCACGCTCTCCACGCCGACCTCGACCCCATAGCCGCCAACAACATCGGCGAAATCGGACGCCTGAGCTTCCTGCAAAGAAGAATCCCCATGGACACGGGCGGCGTCATGCTCATGAACAAAGGCACGAAAAATGCCTTCGAGTTTTCCTTCGACAACAACCTGCGCAGCTTCGACCTCGACGTCACCCTACAGAAAAACATGCAGCGCTTCGCAGGCGAAATCGCCGCCAAGAACGTCTTTCACACCGAAAAGGGACTGCAAGACTTCCTGGGCAAAGTGAAGAGAGAACTCGACATGGCGACTGCCCATGGCGCAAAGAACAAAGACGTTCTCAATGAATACGAGCGAATCAAGCGCGGCATCGCCGAACTTCGCGGCCAGCGCCCCGCCGAGGAAGCCCTCGGCAAAGTCGGCATCCTCGCCCGCATGGGCATGATGCTCTCTTATTTCAAAAATGGCGCCAACATGGGCTTCGCCCAGCTCGGAGAACTCGGCGGCTCCATCGCCTACGGCGGCGCCTCGCAGCTCTTCGGTGTCCTTCCCTTCACAAGAAAGCTCATGCAGGACATCAAATTCGGCAAAGTCGAAGCCGAAGCCCTCCGAGACGCCGAAAAGCACCTATTCGGCACCAGCCTCGAAGCGCAAATCTTCAAGACCAACTTCCAAGACCGCGTCGTGCGCGACGCACTCACCGAGAAGAAAAGCCTCGTCAATCGGGGACTTATCACCATCTCCGACGGCTTGCAGAAACTCACCAAGGTCACGAGCACCCTCAACATGCTCCCCAAAATGACCGATTCCATGGTTCGCAGTATGCGGGCGCAAACCATCGCCGATTCCGTAGACTGGGCGTTCGGCAAAACCTTCTCCAAAGTGCGCAGCCCCTTCTCTGCCGCCAAGCTCAAAGGCGCACACGTTTCCGCAAAAGAAGCCGAAACCATCAAGAAGAACATTCGCCAATATGCGACCGTAGACGCCAACGGCAAAGTCACGCACCTCGACATGGACGCCTGGTACGCCCAAGACCCCGTAAGCTACCTGAAGTTTTACGGCATGATACAGACGCACGCAGAACGCGCCATCATCTCGGGTACGCGCCTCGGCAGTAAAAACCTCTGGAAAGACACCAACGCCTTCACCCGTATGCTGCTGCAATTCAAAGACTACAACCTACGCGCCATCAACGGGCAGACCCTTCGTGCCATGACCGCCCGCGACCTTGACGACGGCATCGCCGCCGCCATGTCCATCCTCACCAACGGTGCCGCCTACGCCCTCAAAGGCTACGCGACCTACCAGGCGATGAAAGCCGCAGGCATGACGGAAAAAGCAGAAGAATACTACGAGCGTATGTTCAACCAGGAACAATTCCTGCGCGTCGCCGCCTTCCGCTCTGCCATCGTCGGCACGCCGCTCTCGTTCGGTAACGACTTCTACGAAGGCGTCACAGGAGCGCCCACTATTCGCACCAGCGTAGACCGCACGGGAGCGAGGCAGCAAGAATTAGGCGCCGCAGACATCGCAGGCAACATCGTCACCCAGATGCCCGCCGTGCGTGAAATGTTCGGCAACCCCATCGCCGCCCTTTGGAGCCTTTCCCACATGGACGAAGACAGAGCGAACAAGCAAGACCTCAAGAACCTCATGCGCCTTCTGCCCGTCCCCAACTTCATCCCCTTCATGACCTACATCGACAAATACGTCAACCAGAGCAGCTACCCCGACAAGCGCCCCAGGAAAAAGACGTCCACCTCTCAGCCCTAAAAGGAAGGAGCAGCCCACTTCATGGAACACCGCATAAAAGTCCTCTATGCAGGAGGACAAAAAGAATACACCATTCCCTTCCCCTACCTCGCCAAGACCTTCATCAAAGCCACCCTCGACGGCGCCCCCCTCCTCTACGACATCGACTACACCGTAGAAGACAAACGCTTTCGCCTCAAGAAAAACACGAGCGAAACCCAGACTCTTGAAATCTACCGCCAGACCGCCACGAGCCGCCTCGTTGACTTCAACGACGGCTCCGTGCTTCGCGGCCAAGACCTCACCACATTCCAGCTGCAGCTCCTCCACATCGTCGAAGAAAACGGCCTCTTTGGCACGCAGGGCGGCAGCTCGGGCGGCGGCTCCTCCTACGCCTCCCTCTTCTTCCCCTCCGTGCGCGACATGCAGCTGCATAAAGACCTCAAAGCAGGCGACATCGTAAAAACGCGCGGCTACTACAGCCCTCGCACGGGCGGCGGCGCCCAGTACCTCATCAAAGAAAGCGCCAAGGACGCCTACGGTAACATGTTCCCCTGGGCAATCCCCTTAGAAAACGGCCTCTTCGCCCTGCCCGACGAGCACTCCTCCGTCAGCTACCGCCAATTTGGCGCACGCCTCGACGGCACAGCGGACGACGCACCCGCCATGCGCCTCTGCCACGCCTACGCCGACAGCCATTTTGTCTACGACGACAAAGGACTGACCAAAATTTACACCTGCAAAGTCGCCCAGCACGACGGCATCATCTACAAGAAAGGTACAGATGCCATCGTATGCAGCAGCGATGTAGACCTCTCAGGCGCAACCCTCCTCGTCGATGACAGCAACGCCACATGGTTCGGCATCTACGTCTGGGGAGACAACAACTCCCTCTACTACGAGCACGAATTTCCCGACGAAGTCAAAGCCACCCTCAAAAAAGACACCTTCGTCTTTCCGAACGCACACGGCGACACCATCCCCGCGAACACCGTCGTCAAGCTCGAAGAAGACCCCTACGCGGCACGCGACGACGCAGGCTACCTCTACACCGTACCACGCCGCGAACTTCTCGTGCACGACATGGACGGCATCTGCGTAAGCCCCCTCACCGACGACTGGCAGCACGCGGGCGGCGAAGAAATCAACTGCCAAATCTCCGACCTCGCCCACGGCACCGTCACCACCGCGCAGGCCTTCACGCACTTTAACGCCTCCTACACCTACCTGCCCGCCGTACACGGCACCTTTACAGGCTGTGACGTGCGCCTTGACGTATCGGCAAACAAATACTGCTCTGTCCTCTGGTGCAAGCGCCACAACGCCACCGTCAAAGACTTCATCTTTCGTCCCAAGCAGGGCGAGCTGCACAATCGCCGCTTCAAGAACACCATGATTTACCTCTGGGACAGCTACAACGTCCGTGTCCGCAATTTGCAGGGCTTCAATGCCGCAGGTAAAAAGAACGGCTCGGTAAACGGCACCTCGGGCTACATGCTCCGCATCACCAACTGCTCCGACGTCCACGTCGAAGACTGCAACATGCAGGGCTATTGGGGCGCTACCGCCATGGACAGCGTCAAGAACATCCACTTCAAGCACTGCCACATGAACCGCCTCGACATCCACGACTACTTCAGCAACCTCTACGCCGAAGAATGCACCTTCTACAACCACGCCATCCAAATTGGCTACGGCAGAGGCATCGCCTCCTTTACCAACTGCATCTTCCACTACCACCCCATCCCCGACGATTCCTACCCGTCCGCGCACATGGTCGAATTTAACCTCACCTACGGGCGCGTCTTTGAAGGCCTCGTCAACATCGACGGCTGCCGCGTCATCTGCTCCGACCCACCTGACAACGAATATAACATCTTCAAGATGGAATTTTCCCCCGACGCCACCGTCATCACCAAGCACTTCCAGCTCCCCGAAATCAACTGCCGCAACTGCCTCATCGAATCCACGAACCCCGCCGCCCACTTCGCCTGCTTCAAGATAGCGGGCACGCGGCGCGCTGCGACGAGCACCCAAAAGCCCACGCACATCTACGGCGTCGTAAACGACGGCACCGCCACATGGCGCTTCTTCGGGCGCGGCGTGAACTGGGGCGGTGACGAAAAGAACATCAACAAAGGCGAAGTCCTGCGCGTCTTTGACACCTTCCTCGACAAAGAAAAGAAGACACAATTCTACAACATCCGCTACTACCTCTGCACCAAAGAAGGCACGCTCTCCTTCGACACAAAGCCCACAAAGACCGACGGCGCAGAATTTACCTGTGGCACGGCGACGCTCCAATACCGCCCGAACATCCTCTGGCAGGCCAAATACGGCTACCAAAAAGGCGATATATGCGCCGTGTCCCAATCCTTCTTCTACCCTCTCTACATGTTCGAGTGCATCAAAGCGGGCACGAGCGGCGGCACCTACCCCACGCACACGAGCGGCACCGAACTCGACGGCAAAAACGACAGCGTCAACGAACCCGACGGCTGCTGGTGGACGTACATCGGTAAAAAAAGCGGCTTCTGCAACGACTGGAAAGCCTCGATGCAAGTCCGCGCCGGACAAAGATTCATCGCCGAAGGCAGAATCTACGAAGTCACCGAAGAAGGCACTTTGGATGTCTACCCGCCCTACGACACCGCATGGTTCGGCACCCACAAATGGGGCACGGCGACGCTGAAATTCATCGGGCAGGTCTGGAAGCCCCGTGCCTGGTTCGCCAAAGACGCCTACTGTGAAGCGCGAGGCAACATCTACCGCTGCGCAAAGCACGACGGCACGACAAGCGGCATCGCGCCCACGCGCGGCAACCCCTACTGCGTCGACGGAGACATCATCTGGGAATACGTCTCTGGCGGGCAGGCAGGCGGCTCTGCGCCCCCGACAGGAAGCGACAACACCGACCTCAAGACCGCTTCCGACAACCCACCGACCGCCCCCGCGCACATCGGCACGCTCCTTTTAGACGGCACCCTCCCCGTCAAATATCTCGGCGCCCACAAATACCAATGGCGCACGGCGGGAACCACCTACGAAGCTGGCGACATGATTATGGACAACACCTTCATCGTCCAATGCGTCAAAGGCGGTAAAAGCGATGAAAACAACAAATGGGGACCCGTCGAAGACGCTGCATGGTCGACCGACGACACCCTCAAGGACGGCGAAGTCATATGGAAGAAACTCACCTACTCCTCGGCAGACGGACAATGGCGCTCCGGCGGCACGCACTACAAAAAAGGCACCATCTACTACGCCGACCAAAACGCCCAGGGCGAATACCACATGTACCAGGTCGTAGAAAGCCTCACACCGCCCCCACCGCCTGCCGGCGCACAGGACACATGGAAGCCGCGCACCGCCTACAAACTCGGCGACACCGTCACCTCGAACGGCTGCACCTACCGCTGCGCCTTTGACGGCGTCCTCGTCCTCCCGCAGAAAACCATCTTCGAGAACATCATCACCAATATGCAGGGGCATGTCTTCTGGTTCTACCCCGGCACGAACATCCCCACGAAACAAGGTGTCCGTCCCTGGGAAGTCACCGTAAGAAACTGCACGGGGCTATTGACGACGCCTGAAGGAGGCGCCGACTACTTCGGCAGAAGCACCAACCCCGCCCCCATCCTCAAGACAACATAAGAAAGAAGGCTCTATGCAGCACATCCAAGACCACCTAAGAACCCTCTGGACACTCACGGAAATCAAGCTCGGCGCCGCCTTCGGCGTGCTCTGGGCTTTCCTTGACAAAGCGCTCGGCGGCATTGACGAGCCGATTGAAGCCCTCGCCCTCCTCATGGCACTCGACATCCTCACAGGGCTTGCCGCAGGCTGGAAAAGCCACTCCCTTCGCTCCCTCATCGGCACGAAGGGACTCTTCAAGAAAGCAGGCATCTTCGTCTGCATCCTCATCGGCTTCCTCCTGGACACCGCCATGAACCTCGATGTATTCCGCGACATGCTCATCGCAGGCTTCGCCCTCATCGAAGGCATGAGCCTCATCGAAAACATCGACCGCATGGGCTACGGCTACATCATCCCCGCCTTCCTGCGGGAAAAGCTCAAGCAAATCGCCGACGAAAAGAAACTCCACGAAAGCGAGGAAAAGTAAATATGGTAAAAGGAATTGACGTATCGGAAAACAACGGCCTGGTCGACTGGGACGCCGTCGTCGCCGCAGGCTACAAATTCGCCATCGTGCGCTCCTCCTACGGCAGGACGGGCGTCGATGAAATGTTCCAGCGAAACGTCGCCGAAGCGACCAAGCGCGGCTTGAAGTGCGGTGCCTACCACTACAGCTACGCCCTGAATGTCGCGCAGGCAGAAGAAGAAGCCCGCCACTGCCGCCAGACAATCGAAGACGCAGGCGTTCTCCTCGAACTGCCTGTCTTCTACGACATGGAAGATGCCGACGGCTACAAAGTGCGCCACGACTTCGCCTTCGACGCCGAAGAAATCACCGCCATGTGCCGCACCTTCGTCGAAAACATCGGGCTGGACTGCGGCATCTACGCCAGCTGGTCGTGGCTTTTAGACTACATCGACTGGAAAGCCATCGGCTGCGCCGTCTGGAACGCCGAATGGGGCGCCGAAGACGACCTCAAAGGCTACATGTGGCAGTACACCGACCGCGCCTACATCGGAGGGAGGTACTTTGATGCCAACATTCTTTACAGCGATATATAAGAACAAGAAGAGCTGCCTCGTCGCGGCTCTTCTCTTTCTTTCCCTTCTCGCCGCCCTCATCTTCCTTGGCTCGAAACTCACGCACACCGAAAGAGCCTTAGAAGAAAAGCAGGGCGAAATCCACACCATGACCGAAGAGCACGCCAAAAACATCAACGCGCTCCAAAACGAACTCGCCCTCAACAAACAAAACGCCGCCGCCCTTCAAGAAGAAATCCTTGCAGCACAAGCAGGAAAGAAACCTCCTGCCGTCACCTACAAAGAACTCCCGAAAAACGGCAGCACCCTCGTTGAAACCATCAAAGAAAAGCTCGAAAAGAAAGACACAACCCTCCCTCCGGCAGCTCTCGCCAAAACCGACAAAACCGTCGTCGCCGAACAACCCGACAACAAAGAAACCCCCGTCGGCATCTACAAAATCAACACCTATCGCAACTGGGAACTCGGCACAGGCATCGGCGTCCACGAAGGCAGCCCCTACATCCCCTTAAGCCTCCAAAGAAACTACAAAAAAGACCGCTCGCTCCTTTTAGAACTCCACTACGGCCTAAACGACCACAACCTAAACGGTGGCGAAATCCAATGGAAAATCCACTTCTGACGCACAAAAGAAAGGAGAACCTCCATGACAAAAATCAAGCAGCATATCATCGACGACATCGCCCAGATGGAAGCTGACGCGCTCTTGGAAAACCTCAACGACCCCGAAATGCGAAAGAACCCCGCCTTCCTCGCCAAAGTGCGCCAATTCCTCAAAGACAACGACTTCCTCACCACCGCCGAAACCGAAGGCGTGCAGGAAATCATCCGCGAAGGCACCACCATCCCCGACCTCGTGAGCGAGGAGCACCTGCACTGACATGAACGACTGGACAAAAGAAGACATAAAAAAAGCCCGGGAGCACTTCTGGGCTTTCGTCTACATCGTATGGAAATCCATCGCGCTCCCCGAGCCTACCCCCATCCAAATTGACATCGCACGCTTCCTGCAAGCCCCGCCGAGCGACCGCGTCATAATCGAAGGCTTCCGAGGCGTCGCCAAGAGCTTTCTCACCTGCGCCTACTCCGTCTGGCGGCTCTGGCGCGACAGGCAGCTCAAAGTCCTCATCGTCTCTGCCTCTAAAGACCGCGCCGACGCCAACGCCCGCTTCATCAAGCAAATCATCCACACCATCCCCTTCCTCGCCGAAATGATAGCGGACAAAAAGCAGCTCGACACGCAGAACCTCTTCGACGTAGGAGGCGCCATCGCCGACATCTCCCCCTCCGTCAAATCCGTCGGCATCACGGGACAAATCACAGGCACACGCGCCGACATCCTCATCTCCGACGACGTAGAAGTCCCCAAGAACTCCGGCACACAGATGCAGCGCGACAAACTCAGCGAACAAGTCAAAGAATATGATGCCATTCTAAAACCCAACGGCATCATCATCTACCTTGGCACCCCGCAGACCGAAGCCAGCCTCTACAACATCTTACAGCAGCGCGGCTACACCGCCCGCATCTGGACAGTGCAGTACCCATCAAGCCTCGAAGAGCGCGAAAGCTACGGCGCCTCCCTCGCCCCCTTCATCGCCGACCGCTACGACAAAGACCCAAAAAGTTGGGCAGGCAAGCCCACCGACCCCAAGCGCTTCGACGAAATCGAAATCGCCAAGAGGAAACTCTCCTACGGCAGAGCGGGCTTCGCGCTCCAATTCATGCTCAACACCAACCTCTCCGACTACGAGAAGTACCCCTTGAAAGTTTCCGACCTCATCGTCGCCTCCCTCGACATGAAAGAAACATCCACCAAATGGGCATGGGCATCGGGGCAGCAGCAAAGGCTCGACGACATCCCCTGCGTCGCACTGAAAGGCGACCTCTACTACGCCCCCATGGCACGCTCCGAAACCGTCCAGCCCTACACAGGCACTGTCATGGCAATCGACCCGTCAGGGCGAGGTGCAGACGAAACCGCCTTCGCCGTCGTCAAGTTTCTGAACGGCTGCCAATTCGTCATGGAAGTCGACGGCTTCGAGGGCGGCTACTCCGACCTCACCCTCACCCGCATGGCACAAAAAGCCAAATTCTGGGACGTCAATGAAATCGTCGTCGAATCCAACTTCGGAGACGGCATGTTCACCAAAATCATGACACCCATCTTCGCCAAAATCCACCCCTGCGCCATCACCGAAATCCGCAGCACCAAACAAAAAGAACTGCGCATCATCGACACCTTAGAACCCGTCCTCATGGCGCACAGGCTCATCGTCAACCGTAGCGTCATCGAAAGCGACTACCGCGTCTTCGAGAGAAATCAGCAATTCTCTCTCATCTACCAAATGACCCGCCTGTGCAGAGAAAAGAACGCCCTCGCCCACGACGACCGCCTCGACGCCCTCTGCATGGCAGTCGCCTACTGGAACGAACAGATGGACATGAGCGCACAGGAAGACGCCGAAGACAAAGAACAAGAACAACTCGAACGCTGGCTCTCGGACGGTATCATGGCAGACCGCTACACGGACGCAAGAACAACCCGAAGCTGTCATAATATTGCCCACCTCAAAAGGTACGACTAAAGCCAGAAGCAAGACCCTCCAAAACCTCTCAGAATCGCTTCTAAGGCATGTTTTCATGCAGATGCACATGTTGATATAGGCAAGCAGAAACCAAAGCCTTAGAAGCCCTTCCAGGAGGTCAAAAGCCATATTTTCTAATCAAATTCTAATTGTCCCACATATATACCAAAAATCAAATGTCCCACGTTTAAGAGAAAAGAGAGGAAAAGTTATATAAAGACACAACAACCCTCTCCCAGCAGTCCTTGTGTCCCTTCGTGACACAAAGCCTGCTGCCACCCCTATAAGTAACTTTAGGAAACCTTGCGCCATGCTGAGAAAAACCAAGGCATATCAGCGTAACGCAAGGGAAAGCTAAAGAAACAGCAAGCGACCGAAAGAAACCATCTATCAACGGCTTACATCATCCAACAAAGAAATACAAGGAGTGACAAAACCCCTGTGACAAAAGAAGCCCTAAAAACTCTCTTGACAACCCCAAATCAAAAATGGGACAATCAAATCGCCTTCTCCATCAAAGACCTAAGCGAAATGCTACACGTCCCCAAAAGTACCATAAGCGACATCATCCACCAAAACAAAATCCCCTACTTCAAAATAGGCAGACACTACCGCATAAGAAGAACCGCCCTCTGCACCTACCTAACCGAATCCGAAGACAAAACCCTCCCCCTCTAATAAGCACCAATAAGCACCCAAAACCCCACAACCCCAGTAAAATAGCCACATTTTACTTTTACAATAAAAATATGGTTTGATTCTGCATAGATTTTCTACGATTTTCTACG